CCCAAGCCCGCTCATGAATTTCCTTTCAAACCCGGTAGGCGCTTTAAGCGGATCCGCCGGGGGGATTATTTCCTCAATCGGTCTACCCGGCCCTAAAGCCATGTTCGGTTCGGTCTCCTCCCTGGGCTCAGCCTTAAGCAAATTCCCGAGCTTCTCCTAAATGCCTGTCATCCCTAAAATTTCCAATTTCAGTGCGCTGGTCGGTAACCGTTTATGGAATTTCGACGGCTTTTTCCAGTTCGATTTTACCGTGCCAGCCGGGACGGTTGGCGAGGTCTTGCAAAATATCTACAATTGCATGCAAACCCGGTACGGCACGCAACGGCTCCAGCGCACGTTCGGGTTGGAGATGGACTGGATCGATATGCCAGGCAACTTCGCTACGCTCCAGATGCAAGTTGCCGTCCTTAACGCAGTTTCTTATTGGGAACCCCGAGCAAAATTCAACGTAATCCAATTTTCGCTGGATCCGACCACCATCATCGCCGGCGTTTATTCTTTTTACTGCGAGCTATCGATCAACCTCGACGTGCAACTCAACACGGCTCTTTATAGCCCGGCACCGCCCGCGCCGGTTTGGGTGATCGACGGGCCATTGGACGGAACACCGAACGCCGCTACCGCCCAGCTAGAAACTCTTGTTACGTAGCGTAGTTAGAAGGCGATGCCTAAGCCCGATCCGTTTTCCGGTCTTCCGAACATCGTCTTTGCCCAGATTGACCCGATCGCTTTGCAACAAGCCGTTATCAGCGGGTTCTGTGCCGCCTGGCAACAAGACACGGGCGAGACCTTGGTGCTTCTGCCCAGCGACCGGCGCTACAATTTCCTTTCTTCGGCAACCGCTTGGCTGATCGGCGCTTACGCTACGCTTGACCAGAGCGCTAAACAGAACCTGATTCCCTATTCCAGCGGCGGTTTTCTGGATAACGTGGCCTCGCTTTACATGACCACTAGGCTGCCGGCGGCTCCGGCTATGGCCCAGATCCGGTTCCAGCTATCGCTTCCGTCCAATACTACTTCTACCATTCCGGCCGGCACCCAGATTGCCAGCGGTTCTACCGGGCTGGTTTTCGCGACTACTCAAGACATCGACATCGCAGTTGGCTTGATCAACGGCTATGTCTCGGCCAACTGCACCAGCACCGGCACCGCCGGCAACGGACTTCCGGTTGGCGATATCTCTAATCTCGTCAACTGGAGCGGAGCTTTTCTGGTCTCGGCCAGCAATACCGAAGTCACCACAGGCGGGGCTGAGACCGAGACTGATACCGCTTTGCGCGCAAGACTTCTTGACGCTACGGACAGCTTCTCGCCAGCCGGCCCCAAAGGCCGTTACAAATATTACGCTGAAGGCGTCAGCTCGGCGATTAGCGATGTTAGCGTCATGGGCCCCGAGGACGGGTTAAGCCCAGGCAATGTGTTGGTCACGGTGCTGTTGCAAAACGGTGTTTACCCTAACCAGGCCCTGCTTGACTCGGTTTATTCTACCCTTAATGCCGACACGGTGCGGGATCTGTGCGCTTATTTGACGGTCGGGGCCCCAAGCGGTGTCCCATACTCTGTTAACGTGCGTTACTGGATTGATCAGACCCAGGAATCCAATTCGCTCAATATTCAACGCGACGTTGAAGCCGCCGTCAGTTCATGGATGGCGTCGGTTCAGGGCGCTCTCGGCGGTGCAATCGTTCCCTCTACGCTCTCGGCCGCGGTAATGGCCGGGGGCGCTTCGAGTTGTATTATCGATGAGCCTACTGCCCGTATTGCGCTCTCGCTGAACCAGGTCGGGGTCGTCGTCGACGATCCGCTGGTCAGTTATCAGGGATTGGAGGTCGACAGCCAGGTCTGATATGGACAGGCAAGCCACCACTTCCTTTCTGGCTTATCTATCGCCAGCACTGGCAAACGACAGGTTCTTTGTGGCACTGGCCGAGACACTTGACCCATTGCTCAACAATTATCTAGCGGCTATCCCGGTCAATCGCATCATATGCAGCTTGGCTAATCAACCCTCCGCGGTTCTGGATCTGTTGGCAGTCTACCATTTTGCAACTGATGGATACGATCTATCCTTTGCCTACGGCACAAAGCTTACCCTGGTTCAGAACTCGATCATTAACAAGGTGCGCAAAGGCACCCGGGCAGCTGTGGAAAACCTGCTCTCAATCGCGTTCGCTTCCTCGGCGGAATTGGTCGAGTGGTGGGAAGATGATCCCACGGGATTGACCGTGACCCCGAACACGTTTCGGATCAAGATTGATCCCAGTCAGTTGGTCGATCCGGCTAACGTCGACAAGATGACCCGGCTGATTATCGAGATGAAAAACGCTCGGAGTTGGCTCGCGGGCATAGCTTCTCTGTCGAGCGCGGACAAGGGGACACTTTATCTCTCCGGCAACGTCTCTCTCCTTGATACCTACACGATCCCGTATAAACCCACGATCCTCTAAACGCGCTCGGCGCGTAGTTAACCTTATATGGCCTTTTCCGCCGTCACCATAACCAACCAGGGGCTCCAAGCCATCAACACGATCCTGGCGCAGGGCGGAACATTGGCTTTTACCGGGGCGGACGGAGGCTCGGGATACCCGACCGGCACCGATGATCCCAAGACTTTCACGGCGCTGAAAACGCGCGTAATGGCGGCTAAACCGACCAGCGCAAATAATACCGTCCTTTACCAGTCGACATACAAAGTTGTTTTCAGCAGTGCCAACGTGCCTTTCGCGTTTCAACTAAACGAGATTGGACTTTGGTACAGCCTAAACGGGGGCGCGGCGTTTCTATTCGGTTATAGCACGACAGGGGCGGCTAATGGCGACGTTATCACCCCGACCGGGTCGACCGGCGCAGTGGAAAAAGATTACGTTATCCCAGTCGTGTACTCGCAATCGGTTCCGGTCTCAACCGACGTCACCTTGACCGGTTCGACCGAACTGCACGCGGCAACCCATCTGCCGAGCGGCATCGACCCTATCAATATCGCTTCCTCAACGATCGGCGGGCTCACCCCAAAGACTAACGCTAACCCGAGCCAGGTCTTAGTGGGCAGCGCTACCGCGGCATGGGGCCCGATTCCGTTGCATGCCCCGACTCATCTGGATAATGGCGTTGACCCGATCCCGGTCGCCACGACCGTTCGAACCGGGCTTTTGCCGAAACTCTCCGGTAACGCTGACACTCGGCTTGACGGGACCGGCGCCTGGAGCGTCAGCAACCCGGTAGGAATGGTGATAGATTTCGCTGGCACTTCGCCGCCTAGCGGGTGGTTAATGTGCAACGGTCAGGCTTACCTCCAAACTCAATACCCGGCCCTCTTTGCGGTCATTGGCGGGTACTATGGCTGGTCGGGCGCTTACGGCGGGAGTAATACCTTTAACGTGCCCGATTGTCGGGGAAGAACGACGGTCGGTGTCGGACAGGGCGCGGGGCTAACTAACCGGGGTCTCGGCGGCAAAGGCGGGGAAGAAAACCACGTTCTATCGCTCGCCGAACTGCCGTCCCATAATCACGGCATTAACGACCCGGGCCATGCCCATTCGGTTTGGGATCCACACCATGCCCATTCGGTTTACGATCCTGGCCACGCTCACAGTATAGCGGACCCCGGCCATACACACATGTCCTATTACGAGGAAACGTACAGCGCCGGGAACGCGTGGGGCCCCGCGGCAGTGAACTACTACAATTTCACGGCAGCATGGACCTCGACCAAGGCTGCCGCTACCGGGATAGGCATTTACGCCGCGGGCACCGCGATCCAGATCTACGCAGCTGCAACGGGGATAGCCATTTACGGTTCAGCTACCGGTATTTCCACCCAGTACGCCGGTTCCGGGGCTGGCCACAATTCGATGATGCCATTTATCGCTTTTAACAAGATCATTAAAGCATGAAGCATTACAAATACGACCTTTACACCGACGAACAATTAGGGGCTCTGGCTACCAAGGCAGGTGACGTGCTCGAGTTGAATGTGCCAAGTGCCAGCGGATTCACCTGGGGCCGGCACAAGGTGCTCGCTATCGATATGGCCGACGCCAAAGAATATAATGGTAAACATTACACCAGGGTCACACTGGAATTGGAATCAATGGATTAGCGATGCCTGGAGCAACCTTAGATATTTCGCTAACTTGCGGGCGCGATTTTTATCTGTCCATCACCAACCAGACGGTGGCAGGCAATGCCTGGGACATGCGAAATTATCTAACGGTGATGACGGTTAAGGCGCATATCAATGACCCGGATTCGAAAGCTCTTTTTCAAAGCGGGCCTGAAGCGTCGGATTTAGCTTTTGGCAAGCTTAGTTTCCAGATACCGCACGCGGTTTCGGCGCATTGGTGGATAGCGCCTCCGTCCGGCTCAGGCGCTGTCTCGACGGTCTGCGTTTATGACGTGGCATATGCTGATAACGCCAGCCCGACCCGGAATTGGAACACCATGCTTTCGGGGGCGGTTAATTTGCAGCAACCGGTTACCATCACAATCCCGGGCGGGTGAGCTATGGCCGCCATCCTGCCTCCGGACGTTAGCGTGATCTTGACGGTCAGCCCGGAACTGAACGTCGAAGAAATAATCATTGATACCTCGAATGTGATCGTCACGACGGCAACCGATCACTCTTAAGCTATGGCCGAGATTTTACCTCCGGACGTTAGCGTGATCTTGACAGTCAGCCCGGAGCTGAACGTCGAAGACCTGACTATTGATACGTCAAATGTTGTCGTCACGACCGGAGAAACCCCGATCGTACTGAACCTGGAGAACGTCGAAGGTTATAAAGGACTTGACGGCAACCAGGGACCGCAAGGTGAACCCGGCCTTAACGCCTGTACGCTGTCTATGGCACCTTTTACCGTACCGCCAAGCGGTGGAACGGTTACGGTCCCGGTGGAAGATACCAGCTGGATTGTTCTCGGCCAATTTCTCTACGTGGAAAGCGCCGGGGGCGACGCAGCTGATCCGGGGGCGCTGAAGGTGGTTAATAAGACAGCAACGAATATTACGTTACAGAATATCAGTACCAGCCAGGCTACAGGTCCACCCGGCCCACCTGGAACTCCGGGGTCGAAATGGTATAACGGGATCGGCCCGCCCGTAACGGTTTCCGGTGCGATCCCCGGAGACTATTATTTGGCCAACGATTCGGGTGAAATCTATTTTCTAAACTAAAAATAAAATAACATTATGGCTTGGAGTCCGATCTCTAATATTAAAGGGCCTACTGGAAATACCGGCCCAGCTGGACCCACTGGCAGCACGGGAGCTGCCGGACCACCGGGGCAAGGCTACACTTGGAAAGGTGCTTGGAATTCCGGTACGGCTTACGTACCTTATGATTCGGTCTCCAACGCCGGATCAAGTTATGTTTGCACAGTCGGTAACACCAACCAGGCGCCACCAAATACCTCTTACTGGAATATTCTCGCGCAACAAGGCGTGATCGGCAATACCGGGCCAGCCGGGCCAACCGGGCCAGCCGGCCCAACGGGCAGCACAGGAACGCCGGGCGCTACAGGAACACGCGGTAGCCAATGGTATACGGGGTCGGGTGCGCCGGGAACTATTACTGGGGAACTGGCCGGGGATCTGTACCTCGACACGACCGCGGGGGATGTTTACCAATTTTCCTAAAATATGGCTTGGGCCCTAACAGCTAATATTAAGGGTCCGGCTGGCGCAACCGGAGCAACCGGGCCGGCGGGCGGTTCGGCCTATACCAATACCTCGGCTTCCTTTACCGTGCCCGCCACTGGTTCGACGGTGACGGTTAACGTTGCCGATGGAGCCTGGATGGTGGTAGGGGCAACCGTTTGGGTAGCGGAAGCAGGGGGGGCGGGAAGCGCCGGAACCATGAAGGTTACCGCGGTCGCGGGAAATTCAGTTACTCTACAAGCCTAGTTAAATATGCCTGCAATAGATACCATGAGTGCGGTGCCGGGAACCGTGGTTCCCAGTGGCAGCTTAATCTCGCCAGCCGGCGATCAGGGGCCAGTGGGCGCACAAGGCCCCGCTGGACCGAGCACCGTCAGCACCGACCCGGGGAATATCGCCACCTTGGGGACCGATAGCAAGATCCTGGTCCCGCAGAGCCAGATCACTGCGATCAGGCTCAGAACTTATAATGCCCTGGGCAATAGCACGTTTGAATGTGACCAGAGACAGAATGCCTCTCCTGGAATGACTAACCCGGCAGGAGGAATATTTCCGGTTGATCGCTGGTATTACCAAAAATCTGCAGGCGTAACAGCAGCCATTAATATCGCCAATTCCGTATCTTCAGTGGTAGTGCCTGGTACCAACTTCAGAATTTCCAGGCTGCCGCTGCGGTTCACGGTCACGACCACCCAGGCGTCGTTACCAGCTACAGACTTCGTGATGATCACACAATTTGTCGAAGGCCCGCAGATCAGGGAATCGATCAACGACGTGACTTCCATCTCGGTACTCGCTCAATGCTCAATAGCGCCTTTATCGTTCGGAATTACTATCAGTGATAGTCCGGCTACAAAATGCTTTACCCATTTGTGCCAGATTTCAACTGCCAACACCTGGACCTATATCACTTGCCCGAACATTCCGGTGTTCCCAAGCGGCAATTTTACAGACGCTCCGGGTACAGTGGGGCAACTGATTCGGATTGTTCTGGGAGCAGGCTCTACGAATACATCGCCAGCCAACGATGTGTGGAACACAGGGACGTACTACGCGGCAACGGGTCAGACCAATTTTGCTGGTCAGGCCAGTGCGGTCCTGACGCTTGGTTTTCTGCAATGGGAACCAGGTCCGGTCTGTACTACTCCGATCGACCTTCCATTCGACCAGAACCTTTGGGCCTGTGAGCGTTATTGCACAAAAAGTTATGATTATGGGGTCAGGCCTGGGACGGTTGTTACCGCTGGTCGGATCCAAGGTGTAGCAGGGGCTGGTGGTTCTCCCAATTGTATTCCAGTTTTTTTCAAGAAACGAATGGCTAAAGCGCCGACAATTGCTGGTTATTCGGATGTTAGTGGTGCAGGTGGTAATATAAGGGATGAATCAGCAGGTATTGATCGGGCTATAACTGCGGTGGCACCAAACCCCCCTGGAGAAAGCGGGTTCCATGGTTTTAACTGCAGCACCCAAAATGCAGCTATCGCCGTTTATTCCTTCCATTACGTGGCAGACACCGGCTGGTAAAAACTTATGCCTTTTACCCATCAATTTGACCTTGGCATTTATGATCCGGACGCGCTAATGACGGGCGAAACCGTATTTGCCCTCGAATCGAATTTCTTTGCCTGGTACCCGGACCCAGGCGCAGCGCTGACTAGCTGGTTAAACGCGGCCGCCGGACGTAACCGGATTCCGATGCTCACCCTCCAACCGTACTCGACCGGGAACGATAAGGCTCTGCTCACCGATATCACCAGTGGCCTCTACGACTCGGTAATGAGCGCGGTGGTGGCTGAGATCAATGCCGCCACCTTTGCCACCGCTAAACTCTATTTGCGCTGGGGCCCGGCCTTTGATCAGGTTACCGGCCGCTATCCGTGGGCGGTAGCGCCGAGCGTCGCCAATACCTACGTCGCGGCTTTTGATTACGTAACCAATTATTTCCGGGAACACGTAAGCGCGGCCACCGTCTTGAGCATCTGGAGCCCCGTCGCCGATTCAAGTGATGCCCTAGCGTATTACCCAGCTCCTGGCGTCAGCGTTAATTTTGTGGGCACCAGCGTTTATGAGTGGACGCTTTTGTCCCTCGATTACGGGTTCGGTAAACCGAAGACCCCGGGCTTATACTGGTACGATCAAGGGTTCCGGTCCTTTACTGATATCCTGAAAACCAAGCTGCCTAATCTCCCAAGCGATAAGAGCATCATCATTGCCGAAAGCGGTATTTCTACCACCGGCACCGGGGCCCAGGCCGGCACCAACTTCGGTTCTAAAACTTATCAGCGGGAATGGATGTACGCGGCGTTCGAATCGATTAAACGCGGCGATTTTCCGCTGGTCAGCGCTCTGGTGTATTCCAATTGTACCGATCCGGCGAACGCTTGGGCGCCCTATGAGACCCAGTCCCCAGACTGGCATATTTCAGTTGACGTGTTTCGTTCCTGGTTCGGCCAATGAAAGTTATTACGTTTAGTCAAAAGGTCACTGTCACCACCCATCATGGCGAGTTTTTTTCCGAAATCACCTGTAACCCGGGTGAACGGTTGATTTTCGACGATGATAACGCCGTCTCAATCCAGACTAAACCGGGTAGCGCAACCTATATGTTAGAGGTCTCGGACCTTGACGCCATGCTCCGTGAACGGCCGCCATTAGCCCATTACAAGAAACGCAGGGTCTTATTCTACCGCAACCGCGGCCACGGCGACCAGTTGATTGCTAGCGCGTTACCGCGATTCTTTCGCGAAGTCCTGGGCGCCGATGCCCGGCAGCTTAGCGATAAGGTCCACGAATCCCTCTGGATGGCTAACCCCTATATCTTAGGGGCGCCACTATCGTTCCCAATTCATATCGATTCAGTCTGGCGGGCAAAAGGCCGACCGTTCTTTGATCAAGCGTTCTTTATCGAAAGCGCAACTGAATGGGATCAAGACAGTGAACAACCCAACGTTTATGATCGGCTATTTGCTTTCTGCGGAATCGACCCAGAACGTGTCCCGGCAAAATATAAACGACCGGTCTTTATCGTGTCCGGTGACGACCAAGAAGCGTGCGCTAATTGGTTCGGGAAAGTTACCGGTAAAGACTGGCAGCCTTACATCATCGTCCAATTGCGCGCAGCAAATAAAAGCCGTTCATTGCCATTTAAAACCACGGCGACTGTTTTGCAGGCAGTCAATGATCTGGCCGCTAAAAAGGGGTTGCTGGCATTTATCACTGACACGCGACCGTGGCCGGATGAGTTGGCCGAAATCTCCTCCAGGCTGCCGCACCTGATCAATGTGATACAGAAAATCCCATCAATCAGGTTGTTCGGCGCACTCATTGCCGGCGCGCGCCTGGTCGTCGGCCCGGACTCGAGCGCGCTGCATTTTGCGGCCGCAAACGAAACACCAGCGCTCGGGATCTGGGGCCCGTTCAGCCCGGAATGCCGCGCCAAATATTATCCGCGCCAGGCGCATATCTGGCACCAGGAAGCGTGTCTTAATGCGCCGTGCTTCAATTTCATGCCCGAGCTGCCAACGCACAAATGCCCGCAAGGTGCCAAACAGCAGGCGTGCGAATGTTTTGAGGGCGTCACTTACGACGAAGTCTTTGGTGCAATGCTCGATGTGATGCAATGAATGTTGGCTGTTTCCTCTGAACTTGTAGATGAAGCGCTTAAAGGAGTAGAACGGGTTTCTTCTTGGCCGATACAAGCGCTCAACGTCGCGCTCTTTGCGCTTGTTCTGGGGATTTGTTGGATCTTTGTTCAGAATACGCGCAAAGACATGAACGCTTTGCAGAAATCACATGAAGACGAACGACGAGAATATATCCAAAGTCTTCGAGGATTGGTCCAAGACAGTAGCAAGATCATCGAACGCAACTCAGTCATTTTTGAGAGGATCGATAGAAGACTCGAACGCCTCGAGCAAAAACGAAACGGTAATCCCTGAAGCAATAGGCGAACCAGTCAAATCTAAACGGCACCGGTTTAGTGCTGATAGCGTCAACGATCTTTTGTTCTGGATCGCTCAATTACTGGTTGTCGCGATCTCGCTCGGGATTGTCTGGGTAAAATTCGATAGCATGAACCGTGCGTTAAAAGAGCTTTTAAAAGCTCAGAATAACGAGCTTGAAATAGCCAAGGGCGAGATCATCAAAGCTGACCAAGCCTATGAGGCGGCGCGTAAAGCCGAGCAGCAGCGTTCCATTGATGTGCGCGGCGCCCAAGCAACTCTTACCTCTTTGGTCCAGCAAGTTCACGACAACCAAGAGAGTATTCGAGATAATCAGGAATCGATTAAAAACATCATTCAGGCCGTTAATGGAACGAATCAGCTTATCTTGAAATCCACCCAGGAAACAGAATCGGCAGCGCTAAAGAGCGAACACGCCGCGGCCGAAGCTGCCGGAGGCGCTCGGGTAGCAGCGAACGCAGCGAGCACAGCAGCCAGACGAGCTGACGCCGCAGCTGCCACCAGTGGGCGCACGGCTAATGTGGTTGCCAGTAAAGTTGTGACCTCGAGCGACAAAGCGAAAATCCAGGTCCAGCAAAAGGTTTTGGCTCAGAAACAACAGCAACTTTCGCAGACTATCCGGAGAGTGAAAAAGACCGGCCCGACATTTTGGGATAAGCTGGTCCATTAAAGGAATTCGATCCATTCGGAAACCTGCTCAACACTCAACTTAACCGGCAACGTCTTGCCGCTGGCAGTATGACCAAAAACCAATGCGCGGCCATAAAATAGCCACTTGCACCCAGGAACCTTGAAAGACGGCAACGGAGGCTCGTGCAACGCCGAATGGTCCCCGACGACAATCATGGTGCGTCGATCGGGAAAAGTCGCAATGTCGATCCCTTCAAGGTCCGCCCATACAAGCGTCGAGGGGACGTGCTGGCACCTTGGGTCACGTGACATTCTTTGACGCGGAGCGGTCGAGGCCAGTATTTTCCCTCGTGCTCATTTGTGAGCCATCATCGTGTTTTCCAATTGAAGAGGCCGCTACCTATCTTGGGATGGTAGCGGCCTTCTTCGTTTCCCCCGCGGATCTTTCAAGATAAGCCAGTCGGAAGGCGCTTGCGCGGTCGTTTTCTGGGAGGCTCCGCGTTAGCCTTAGCCTCCTCCTTATCCCGTTTCGCCCAGCGTGCTTGCACTGCGGCACGTGCCTGCTCACTGGAGCGAGCCTTGGCCGCGCCTCGACCGCTTCTCCCGGCCAGCGCGTTGGCGAAGGAGACGATACTTTTTGGGTCCATCAGCTCAAGCAGCTCGCGCTCGTTCAATTGTTTGTGGCAGTGTGGGCATCGCATAGTTCAGTCCTCATGCTCAACTATAGCGCAACCGTTGCGTACTGTCCACCCGTTTTCTAACTTGCGTCCCAAGCCCTCAACTAGGTGCATACATCTGCTTATTGGACGGCGAGCACTTGCCGTTGCCAGCTAACAGTCCATAATACTCGCGGCTGGCCTGCAGGAGCTTCATGAGGTAGGCCACCTCGTTTTCATCCTGTTGTACTCTCATCACCTTCCTTATGAGTTTTCAGCCAGTCGTTGTAATCCCAGAGCGCCTGCAAGACCTCCGGCTCCAAGTAGATCCTGTTAGTTACTGCGACACCGTCTTCGGTCGTCAAGAGGATGATGTTGCCATCGCTTTCGGCGTAGACCGAGTCGCCAAGATACATTTTGGTCGTGCTCATAGTTTCTTTAGGGGTAGTATAGTTCCAACATGGACTGGCCCAAGGACGCAGCGTTGACCACCGATCAAACCGGTCACCCGATATTGTGGCATAACACCCTCCGCAAACTTGGCTTCACTGTTCCCATGCCGAAGCTGAACGGGCAGTGGTTCATTGACCTGTGGGGCGACCGGAAAACTTCCAGGCGCCTTAAAACGTTCGGCCATATCGATCCCAAGGATAAGGCCAGCCCGCACTTCCTGTGCTCGCGTGGCGGACTGCCCATGCATACCGATCCCGGCTATACCCGGTACGCGCTTCAGATCCAGCTCTACAATGACGGGTTCATCGTGCACGGCTTGGAGGATAACGTTGCAGATATGCCGTTGTTCTTTCCCGGCCTTGTGATCCTGCTGGACACATGGTCGCCGCATCAGGTGGCCCGCGATCCGCGTTTGGCGAGCCAAGGCCCTAACAAAATGCTGTGCGGGGCTGATTTCGCCGAACGGCCTGACATCGAGCACGAGCTGCCAAAGCTGGTGGCGCACGTCCCGACGCTCATGCGTCCTTCCGCATGAACACTTCGGCGACGCTGTTGGCGCGAAGGGCTCCTCGCCGTTACCGGCCTGCTCCTCCTCATCCTTGGTTTCAGGTACGTCCGGCAACGCAAGATTAAACCCGACGCAGTTGCCGCAGGTGATCGAGATCGGAAAACGCCGGCCTGAACTCGGTGTACATGACCCGAGAGCCGTCGGTGAGTGCCTAAGCCTATCGAGGAGATCCTCACGCCGAAGCCAATGAGAACGGCTTTCATTCTTCAATTGAATAATTGAACTGCGAAAATTGGTCCAGAACTTAAAATCTGCGATATTGTCTGCGATATTTTTTCTGGCAAAAAATGTAAGGCCTTGAATATCAACGCGTTCCAATTCTCGGAATTCGCCCTTTCAGGGCATACCGTTATTTCAGCCAAAATAAGCTCCGCTCGGTTGTAAGTCGTTTGTAATCAGCGTAGTGTCCAGTTCGTGCATATTCTTTCTTTAATTCTAGAGAATGTCGGAATTCGCTAAAGTTCACCTTGTTTACGGCGATTTCTGCTATATTATAGCAAACCAAATGAAACCGACAAAAATCAATAATAAAGGCAGTCCTTGGAGTGTTGCAATTCCGGCTCGATGGACCAATGACGGCAAGCGGAAGGCTAAATATTTCAAAAACAAAGATGATGCTTTAGCTTTCTGCAAACTCTGCAAAGACCGTGGTCCCGCGGCTTTGAGCGAATACATTTCGCCGATCCCAAAAACTGAAGCGCAAGAATGGGAAACCATGATTCGCTGGGCAATGAAAGAGCTCAATGGAGATTTCAGTCTTATTCGCGAATCGGTCGAGCATTTCAAATTGACCCGGATGAATATCAAGCCAGCCACGATCCGCGAAGCTGTCGAACTCTTCCAGACCTATCGGCGCACCGTCAAAGATGAGCGTACCGTCCGAAGCGATGGACCGCGCCTGGCTAAGCTGATCAACTACTTTCCAGATATCCAGCTTTGCGAGGTCACAAAATCCCAACTGATCGAGTTTTTCGATTCATTGCGCAAAACCCATGGGGACATCTTGAGCATCTATAAAAGCGTCCACGTCTTTTTCGTCTGGGCGCTTGAACGTGGCTACATCGGTCAGATCCCCTTGGAAAAGGGAACCCGCAAAACAATGGGCAAGTTCGGAGTAAATAACGAGTTTTATCCGGTCGAGACTTTCCGCAAAATGCTGCGGATCGCTGCTGGGCTCGAGCCGGCCGGCAAAGAGGAAACATCAACCCGCGATTTTATCGATCTTTTGCCTTGGTTCGTTCTCTCAGGTTTCGCGGGCTTACGCAGCTGTGAAGCGTTCCGCGTAAACCTCAAATCGGATTCGGTTAAATGGAGCGATCTGTATTTCGAAGGCGTCGCCGAACCGCATATCCAAATAAGCGAATCGGTTGCCAAGGGCGGAATCCCGCGCGGAGTTGACATGGCGCCGGCGCTCGAGGCGCTCGAAGCATGGTTGCCATTGGCACCACGTCAGGATGAAGGTAATCCTCATATCGTTCGGTACACCAGTAAAAAGATCGAGGATCTGAAACAAGCGTTTACCAAGCGAACGGGAATCAAATTTATCGCAAACGGATTCCGTAACAGCTTTGCCACCTATGCGCTCGCCTATAGCACATTGAGCGGGCTCGGGCACGTTTCAAAGCAAATGGGCGATTCGGAAGCGATCTGCAAACGCCACTACGCGCAATGGTTGCCGACAGGATCCGGCAAACGATTTTTCGATCTGCGGCCGCTGGAAGTTGTGCCAGCAGTTACCGCGGCAGCATAAGTATGGTTTACGCGGGATACCTTCGAGGCCATGCTCCGCATCCGGGGTATCGAGTCGGCGACGGGCCGGGCGGAGGCTTTTTATTGTCGGAAGTTACTTTTAAGCTAAGGGGCGAAAAATGGCGGTTGGACCTGGTATGTATGATTTGTGGTGTACGCGGGTGCGGGAGGAGACCGGGGCGACGGGGGTAATCCTGATCGTGTTCGGGGGCTCGATCGGCACCGGATTCTCGATGCAGGCTCCGCCCGACCTGACTCTCGCGACGCCCGCCATTCTCCGTCAGGTCGCCGACCAGATCGAGGCCGACCACGCGGAAGGGCAGCTGTGAGCGGGGTCGACGCTTTTATGGTATTTATCAGTTTCAATAGATTCCATTTCTTTTAGTCAAATTGCTGATTTTTCTTCTTTCCATAAAATCATTAGTGCATATTCTTTCGTAGGTTTTGGACGGGTACTTCTAGCCGATAAACGGAATTTGACATTTATGGAAAACATGGAAAAAGCCCCCCCCCCCCCCCACTCTCCTTCTCAAATCTGGAAGGAATTTCTAGCCATCCTCGATGAGGAAGAGCTGATCAGATTTCAGGTCCGGTTCCACAGGAAAGGTCTAAAGTCGCTCGCAAGACTGCTCGAAGTCGAACGCAATAAACGCGGATCTTGAAATGCACTGGTCCGTTTACGCTCTTTGGTTGCTCTTCTGGGCCACTTTCGTGGCCTTTTTGGCCTGGGTTTGGGTGACCCAATAATTTCAGAGCGAGCAAACTGAAATAAAACATCACGTGCCGGAGAAAGTTTCTCCGGGCATAGCGGAGGGTTCCCTTTGTCCAAGCCATCTAAGCGATTGCTTCTGCGGTTGATTACCGAACAAGACATCGAACATGTGCGCCAATGGATGAGCCCAGCTGAACGCTCTGTACTCTTCGCTCTTCGTCTCGGAATCAAACTCGGTCCCGCACAGGTCTCAAAAACCTTCCATATCAATCGCTACCAAGCCGGCCGGCTGATCAAAAAGATCGAAGATTTCGCTCGGGAAAATTCCCGTCAATAGTTTTTTTGCGCACATCTCAACTCTCCCTTCCTCGAGAGGATTGAGCAGAAACCGCTCACTTCGCGCACAGTTTCGAAATCGGCAAAATTTTGTGTGCTTAAAGTTTCACTCGTGAAGCACGAGTTGGAGGTTTCAGCAGACCCGCTTTATTCGGATCTGCTTTCAACCGCTCAAGCCGCAAAACTAATCGGATGTCCTCCGAATCTTTTACGGATCTGGGCGGTTGATGGATTAATTCCCGGTGCGCGCCAGGCTGGTAAGGGTAAACGCTGGCTATTCCATCCGGTACTATTAAAACAATGGTGGGCTAACCTACCTGAACCCTGGGAGCAATTAAATTGAGAACTCTATTTTCTCCCGAGGATAAGCGAAAAAACTTTACCATCCCCGAATTTGCCGAGGCTGTTGGTTGTCCGCCTAGAACTATTTACAACTATATCAAAGAAGGTTTAATCGCAGCTTATCGCGCCAAAAAAGTCCGTGGCGCAAAATATCGAATCCACCGGCACGATGG